ATGCTTGCTCTTGAGGTGACAGGTTAAAAGCTGTGCTACCGTCTGCTTGAGTTTGAGCACCAGCACCTGTAGAGCTAGTAACGGTGAATGGTACAAAACGAGTACCTTCTGCCGCTTGTTGTCCTATCTGGTTAGCGCCTTCTCTTGCTGAAGTACCAAAGGCTTTCAATTGGTCTAGTAGTTGGTTGTAGCCAGCACCTGTAATAGCTGTGTTAGCAAGCGTACCTAAGTCTATACCACCTACTGCATTACCTATACCGCCCAACAGATTACTAAGGAAGCCTCCAGAGCTAGAGCTAGAAGGAGGATTGTTCATCAGACCAGTAGTAACAGCTTGATTGATATCAAAAGGCTGTGTAGACGCAATAGAGCTATCGTAGGGCGTAGAAATATCGCCAAACTGTAAGTTATCTAAGCTTGGTGTTGGAGTACCATAAGGCTGTATATTCAATTCAATAGCCATTAGTAGCTTCCTCCCTCAATAGTGCCATTAAGGGTTCCTGACACAGTAACAGTCCCAGTAAACGTGGGAGATTCTTTATCTGCTTTACTATTTACAGCCGTCTGTACGTTAGTAAACTCAGTGTTTATTTCAGCCCCTCTCACGAGCTTATTAGCATCCCCTGTTGGTAGTGAATCCTTAGCCGCGAAGTTGACTAATTTAGTGTAATTGCTCATTAAATCATCCTTCCTAGTAATGCTTGAATATTGAACTCCTGAAGAGAAAAGGCTTGTGCGTTAAGATCTACCTCAATGCCTACTGTAACAAGTGTACCATTACCTGTAGCATTGATAGCCTTCTTTACAATTTGAAGATTAGAAGTGCTGTACTCGTCCACACCATACTCAGCTTCTCCGTAGTACGCAGGAGTTGAAGCAGCAATCTGTATAAAATCAGTAGAATAATCTGCTATAAAATCATATCCCCACTTAACCTTAACAGTTGTTTCGCTTCCAGTAATAACTGTAGGTATTATTTTCTTTAGCATTTTTAGTCTTGACGAGTCGCCAAAAGACAGAGGGTTGCTGAAGTATCTCAGGGTGTACTCTTCATCGTTGTCTAGGTAACCAGCGTATTCACCAATGCCTGTAGTGTTACCTACGAGTAATGTTCCATCTGACTTGCGAACAAAAGACAGGAAAGGTGAAGTAGGCCACCGAGTAACTCTGTGACTACCGTCTTCTAATGGGCCTCTCATGTCAAAGCAGAACGTTACTGACTGTGATGGGATACTGATTACATAGAAAGCGTTCTCAGGAGAGAAGACACTCTTGACCCCTCCGTCCCTTGTCTCTACCAGCGCCATGAAGTCGTTACGCACGTTTCTGCTTATGTCACGTAATGGCATAGACTTCTGCTGTACAATGCGTGAGAAGCTCTGTAAGCCCACGTGAGACAGGAACACGAGATCATCACCAGTATTCTGTATACTGTCGCGTTCAATACAACCAACACCAGCTAGGGTGTCAGCAATCTGCATAGTGGCTGGAACTTCAGCGCCACTGTACACGACAATAGAATGCTTGCCAAAGATGATTAAGAAGCCGTTGTGTGCGGCTAGTCCTATAATCTCATCATAGCCGTCAGGCCACACCTTAGCGATGTTGATAGAGCCTGATGAGCCACCACTCCAAGCAACACCAATCAACAGATCAGACCAGTATACAACCTGCTCGTCACAGACCCACAAGCGCCCATAAGCCGCCAGAGCCTCGTTAGAGCTAGGAGGAGTTCCTACATTGTCTGGATGATCTACAATCTCTAGCAGACCGTTGGTGTTGTCGTACACTAGAGGGCTTTGGCCTTGTTGGAAGAAGTACATCTTGTTGTTGAAGTTGACCATCTTCCAGTTGTCATCTGAGATTGTATAAGAAACAGGAGTTTCATCTACCAGTGTAGTAGTGCCGCTCATGATCTTATTGTTACCAGCACTGAAGATCTTCTCGTTGCCACCGCTATCTTCAAAGTACCCCATTGAAACAATAGCCGCCCCTGCTAGAGGCGTGTCTGTTTCTGTGATAAGGCTAAAACCCTTACGAGCGCCTATACGACCATATTGGTCAATTACACAGTTGTCAGCTACAGCGGCAAACGAGGGATCAGAAGCAATAGGAGAATCCTGAGTGTTCAGTCCCTTGAACGCTGGAGCTGTTATGCTTATGTTCTGTAATTGCTGAGGCATAGATTATACCGCTTGATATATGGTTTCTTCAGGGTGCTTTGAAGCATCCAAAGCAATGGCATCGCTCAACATATTCTTAGCCACTGAGAAGAGTTCTGCCGCACTCTGACCACCTGCCTCACCTCTCTCTGCAACAGCCATTGCCGTAGCTAAGTGAATGATAGGTAGTGAAGGGATTAAAACAGAGTCTGCATCTGCTTCCAGTTCTGGTGTACGCAAGACAGAGTTAAAGCGTAAAGAGTAAACACCGTCAGGGATAGGAGATAAATCAATTAGAGTGTCTCCGTTACCGTTGATACCGTTGAAGCTGTAGTACATTGGAGAGCCTGTAGCTGGCTCGTCTACTAGGAAGGTTTTGTTAAACCAGTGTGCGTCACGATACTTCATAAAGAAGTTTGAAGTGTCATTCACTACATCTAAAAGGTGGATACGGTTACCACTGCCTGTTAGAGCGTAGTTAAATACATCAGAAGAGGTTGTAACAGTAAGCGTAGTACGTAAGGCAGACCAGTTCCAAGCGTCCTCCACAATGCCTTTAGCGTCATTAACAAACTCACCTATTAAAGCTGAATACTTATTCTGCTCGACAGTAGCTACCGTATCTTCTCGCATCCTTTTTAGGACTTTATTTACAATTTGTAAGTATGTCATGCTTATGCTTTTCCTGCTAGTAGTTGAGCGAGGTAGTCTTGTTGTTGCCCTTGTGGTACTGCTGATGTCAATAGTTGTGGATTAAAGTTTAAACCTTTACCTACGTACTTAGACGCTAACTGCCCACCACCTACTGAGCCTCCTAACATACCTCCAGAGCCTCCTCCACCTAAGTTGAGTTCTCCCATGTCAGGCATGTTGAAGTCAAAGTCAGGGTGTGGAATGTCTATATCTTTTAATGCTTCGCGTGTAGGCTGAACAATTTTATCGTCAATAGACCGTCCTGCACTTTCTATGCCTTCTTTAACAGGCTCTAAAACTTTGTTGTCAACCTCTCTACCAAAATCACGTATAGTTTGAACTATTTTTGAGTTTTTAACTGAATCAAAGAAAACTAAACCATCAAAGTCAGGCAGATCAAAGTCAATGTCAGGTAGATCAATACCTAAGTCAGGGAAAGATCCCCCAGCTTTAGCGTATTCAACAACAGCAGATCTTAAAGCCGCTTCAGGGTCTGCACCTTCTAACATCTTAACAGCAAACTTGTTGACACCAACCGCTAAGTCATCAGCATTCATGCCTAAGATTTCACCAGAACCTGCTAATCCAGATAACTTATTTGCTGTCCAGTCTTTCAAGCTAAAACCTGCTTCATCAAGACCAATCAAGACAGCGCCTACGTAGTCTTTGTTAGCGATAGCATCAGCGGCTCTTGCTGTGTTCTGTATCGTGCTCATTAGCTCAAACTGAGAAGTAGCTGTAGAAGCCTGTGCAGTTAAGTCAGCCGCTTTAGCCACGTCTCCAGCCGCCGTAGCCGCCTCTGCCGCTTTTCCTAGCTCAGCCGCAGTAGTCTGTAATCCTTTAACATAACCACCAGCGGCTCCTAAGACACCAGCCTTAAACACATCAGACCCTCTAGCACCTCCTAGAGCCGCTGTAGAGGCAGATACTAGACCTTGACCTATTGCACTAGCAGTTGCTCCAGAGGCTCCAAACATGCCTCCTAGAGCCGCAGGAACACCAGTAAATGACAGGGCTATACCAGCAATGGCAGGTAAGTAGTCTTTGAACTTAGCGTCCTTAACTTCTAATGTTCTGATCTCTTGACCAGCAATAGGATCATAGATGTAGGTGGAGCCGTCTTTAGTAGATCTGTAGAGATCAACCCCAAAGTTATTGTACAAAGCCGCAACCATTGGGTCGTGGGTGTAAGCGTACTCAAGAGCGTCTGTGTAGTTCAGTCCTTGAGTTGCTTGAATGTACGGAATAGAGCGCTGAAGGATAGGCTCAACAAGAGACTGGAACTGTGCCATGTTCTCTGTAGTTGTGCCGTACTTGTGAGCGTTCTTGTAGTTAGCTCCCTCATTCACTGTAGGAGCTATGTCAAAGCCGTAGTATTCTGACAGAGCCGCTACAGGGTCTTCAGCAGAAGAAAGGAGGTTGTATGCGTTCTGAACAGAGTCTCCTGTTATGGTAGAGTCAGGATTATCATATACAGCAAAGTTGTCTGACAGTCCTACCTCAGCTCTGAAGTTGGCTGGGTCGCCTTGGTAGCGATAACCTGTCTGTCCAAAGTAATCGTTGTAGATGTCGTCTCTGCGGTTTACTTTCTTTGCTGAGTCTCCACTAGCGACACCACCTAAGAACTCCATAGACTGATTAAAGTAGTCAGTAGCGCTCTGTTGTTGTGGCATCTGAAACGAAGGTAAATCACCTAAACCATCAAAGTTTAAGTTAGCAAAGTCTAAACCTTCAAAGCCTGACAGATCCATCTGGTTAGGATCAACAAAGCTTTCTTGTTGCGTCAGCGTAGCTAGGTTTGGAGGAATTATCTTCTGTGGACTAGCTGGTACGTTACCTTGTAGTTCGTCTAACGAGGGGCCGGAGTATATGGGTCCTTCAGGAGCGTAGTATATGGGTTCTTCAGGAACTTGTACAGGCGCTACAGCTTTCTGGTTAGCAACAGGAGTTGCTTTGACAGGTGCTGGAGCCACCGGAGGTTGCATAACAGGTTGCACAGCAGGTTGCACAGGAGGTTGCATAACAGGTTGCATACCACCACCCCCATCCAACATTTGAGGAGGGAGCATATCACCAAATAAACCTTGAACTATAGACACTAATTATTCTCCTTCCAAGTCTTGATAACCTTCTCCCCAGACCTACCAACAACATAGCCACCAAGACCAATCTGTAACAACATCCATGCTTCGTCACGCAACGGTGTAGCCAAGACACCTAAGCTATCACCTACAGCTAACGCCAAGAACGTCAGCATTGTTATTGGACGCCATGACGCTGTAAGCCAATGCTCTGACTGAGCTTCAGAGTTTACAATCTTAGCTTGTGCTTCCATGATGGAGCGTTCATGACGCAACGCTGAGTCCATCGAAGCCGCTTGAATCTCTAACAGTCTAGCCTTCTGTTGCAATCGTTCTTCTTCAGACGTATGAAGGCTATCTATCAGCTCTGCGGCTGGCTTAAATACTCCTGCGATTAAGTCTGTAAAGGCTAACGACATTAGTTTACCTGTCTATCTTTATACAGTTTGCTTTTTCTTTGGGCCAATCTTGCGTAATTATAAATGGCAGAAAAAGCTAAGATGAAACAACCTATGTCTTTTATTGCCCACAGCTGTCCCCACGCTTTCATCTGGTCAAGTCCAACAAACACGACAAAGGACTGAAAGAAAAGACCAGTAGCTACAACAAACAATCCAAGCCTGTGGCTAAAGTACATCGGTGTAGGCGATCTGCTTATAGCTAAAGTAAAAAGAACTGGAGCCGAGAATAAATTTAACCATGCTATAAAAACACTAATTGACATGTTATCCGCTCATTCTAGTGAGTAAAGCCTTAAGCTCTACCCCAAAACCAGTGATGATAAGGCCCCCTACAACGAGCATTATTGCTGTCAAGCCTTTTCTTGTTAGATCCTCTCGAAGCTCTGACCAGAACTTTTCCTGCTGTCGTGCTGATCGAATCACTGTTTCGTGATAATGCCTGTGGCCGTCAGAGTCAAGTTCGTTTAAACTTGTACGAGGAATCGCCTTTTCAACTATCTTTAAATCTTGATCTATAGAGATAAGTGTTTCTTCAATACGCTTTAATCGAACTTCTAGTGACCCTTCAGACATTTAGCTATTCCTTATTATACTTGGGATGGCCAAGTTATATCTGTAGGGAAACCAGACTGATCTGAAATATCTCTAAGGTCTTGACGATACGTAGCCCATGCCGCTTTTTCTTCAGTCGTTAGCGGAGCATCTGCAAGCTGAGTCCAGTCACAGTCAGCCAGTCTAACATTACGCTCTAGACGTACGCTAGTACCTACACGATCCAGTTCTTCTTGAGTCATGTCACGCACTGTCCAGCCCATAATCCAAGCACCATTAACGTAGTTAGGTACACTATTCTTAACAGCTACCTGTCCAGCGTTTACTAAGGGCTTAGTAGCTAAAGTAACAGGTGAAACATTATAGCTTGCTAAGACCTCCAGAGTGATCTTAGGAGGAAAAGAAGTATTTGGATTCTCCTTTCTTAGCATCCCTACAGTATAGGGAAATGATTCAATAATTCCGTTTGTTGCTTTAATGTACATAAATTAGCTCCATAATTTTAGCATAGCGTAGCCACCGGCAAATGTAGAGGTTGTTCCAGTAACACTGCCAGCTAAGCTTAAGGTTGTAGGATCGCTATAGTCGTATGCCCACAGCGTATACGGAGTGTTTGGAAATTTCATGAAGACTACTTTGGCCTCTGTATCAATCTCAACGCCCATTGTTGAGAATGCTCCGACTAAATCTGCATTGTAGATACTGTCAAGTATAGCTAAGTTGGTAAGATCAGAGATGTCTACTGTTACAACGTAGCCTAAGTCAGTTAATACAATTACAACTTCATCATCCCAATCAACTACCATACCTATTGGATCGTCTAAAGTTGAGTCTATGAAGCTATCTAACAAAGCGTAAGAACTGCTACGGTTTCTAACGTCCATTCTACCAGCGGAACTCTGTGCTCTGATTATTGTAGCACCATCTGGGCTTAGAAGGCTGAAAGTTGACGATGACATCGCACCAAAACCTAAGCTAGTGCTAGAGTAAGTAATAGCGCTTGCTGTAGAGTAGTCAGCTTCTCTTATAGTTGTAAAGGTAGAAGCTATAAATACTTGGTCAGTAGGATAGAATGAACCATCAAAAAATGAACCACCAAGAAGCTCTGTGTCACTACGCACCATAGCTGAAGGGTCTGAAACATCCACACTTGTCAGCTTACCGTCACCAGCAACCAGTATTACATCTTGTACAGGGTCATACTGTATGTATCTAGGATCATCGTAATAAGTGGCGCTTGTCAGCTTGTCTAACTGAGTAACGTTGTCCCAGTCACTAACATCCCAACTGTATAGGTTGTCGCCAGTGGGATCTCCTGTATATAAAACAGCATTTGTTGCATCGTAGCCTAGCAATCTACTGTTGGTATTATCTCCAAGGGAGTAGGTTCCGCCAACAAGAGACATATTAGTAGGATCTGTAACGTCTACAAGAACAAAATCATCAAAGCCAGATACTACTAGGGTTTTCTCACCTACGGCAGGTCTTCCTGAAGGCATTAAATGCTTAGCTAACATTAGTGAGTTCCTACAAAAGAACCATATAAAAAGGTTTCCATTTTCCACAAAACAATCACGTTACCGTTTCCTAGTGTAGGAGCTACGTTTCCTGCTGGGCTTACCCACTTTATAGTAGGCCATGTAACTGTGTAGCCACTAATATTGGATAGACGCAGTACCATGCTCTGTCCACTAGAAAGAGAGTCAGTAAATGTTGTGTTAGCAGAAAGAACCTTGTACTGCATAGTACCATTATCAGGATCAAGCGTTGTGCCTGACAAGCTGTAAACACCCTCTGTCACGTTGGTGAATGAGGGGTTTGATGGTAGTGAGTATGAAGAGATTTCTAAAATATCTGAACCTGTAGTTGACGTATACAGCTTACCGTTTGTCAAGTCTAAAGCAGGTTCTCCAATAGCTAGGTCGCCCCCTGTAGGAGCGCCTGAGCCAGTCTTTAGCTTAATTACTGCGGCCATTAATAAGTGCCTCCATCAATCGTAGAAATACTGACTGCTCCTGCACTTACGCTAAAATCATTAGAGTTGAAAGAGGCCACACCCTTAACACTTGTGGTTGCAGTAGCAACTGAGAAGTCTAAGGTCTGATCTCCAGCTTGATACGTTACAGTGATGTTAGTTTCAGTGTTACCTGTTACCATTGCTCCTACAAGAGTCTTGATGCTGGCGTCTGTGTAGACACTGTAGTCAGCAGGCTCTGGTATCTTGTAGAAGGTAGTGCCATCGTTGGTGAACTGCCACTGGTCAGAGGCTTCATTCCAAACTAGGCTACGGTTCGTTGACGTACCACGCTCAACTTCAATACCAGCATTCTGTGAAGGCGTACCTGTCTCATTACTGTTCAGAGTAATGATGTTGTCAGCGAGGTTAATGGTCTCTGTGTTGATGGTTGTGGTCGTACCAGAGACTGTCAAGTTACCACTAACTGTCAAGCCACCAACAGTAAGAGAGTTAGTAGTTGTAGCTCCACGATCCGTTACAGAATCAAGAGTGTCAGTCTCAGTGTAGCTTGTGAGATAGCCAGCGCTTGCGTGATTTCCCCAGCCATAAGCAGTGTTCCAGTTGGTAGAGTTGTCAGTAACAATGGCGTATGCGCCAGCGGCTGTTCGCTTCATCAAACCGTTGGAGGTGAAGTCACCGTCTACCACAACGTCAGCATGAGATGTCTCGCTCGTTAGGTAACCAGCACTAGCGTGGTTGCCCCAGCCATACGCTGTATCCCAGTTGCTTGTGTCAGTAGAGGTAATTGAAGCGGCTTCAGACGCACTAAATACTGGGTCAGTTTCAGTGTAAGCCGTGAGGTAACCTTCAGTAGAGTGGTCACCCCATCCGAAGGCAGTATTCCAGTTAGCGGAGTTGTCTGTTACGATAGAGTATGTGCCAGCAGAAGCGCCACGCTTCATCAAGCCTGAAGAAGTAAAGTCACCATCAACAACAACATCTGCGTGTGATGTTTCACTGGTGATGTATCCAGCATCGTTAGTGAAGGTGCTGACATTAGTAGGTGTGCCAGACAGGTCTGAGTAAGCACCAGAAGTCGCGACAGTGGCTAATCCGTCAATGATGTCTGTATAGTGCTTACCGCCAATAGCGTCTACATCGCCTGTAGTGCCTCCTGGCCTTCCTATATAGAGTTTATCACTATTAGAGGAGTAAGCTAATTCACCGTTCTCTAGGGCTGACGGTGCTGCTGTAGTTGTACTGCGTTTGATTTTAACTGTTTGTGCCATTAGAATGCTCCAGCGTCTAAGATATCACTATCGTCTGATATGTTGTTAATAAGAATAGCAACCCACTCAAAAGTATTAGAGCTAATTTCTCTATACACATAGAGGTCGCTTGTGCCTGTGTTAAACCAAAGATCACCTAAATCAATCCCCTCGGTAGGTTCAGTTGTTTGTTGAAAAAAAGAAGTGTTTATCCCTTCAACAATTTGCTGTGCTTCTTGCTTAGCTAGCTCTGCCGAATATGCGGAACTTTGAGCTAGATTAGAAGCGATCTGAGCCTGTTGAGACTCAAAGGCAGAATTCTGTGAACTTAAGAGTGCGTCTTGCGCGTATAATTGTGAACTAGCCGCAGAGGCAGAGGCTTCCTTGGCTTTTGCAGAAGCTGTCTGTGCATAGTTAGATATTTGAGAAGCGTAGGCATCTGTAGTCGCATCTCCAGCTCCACCTGAGCCTCTGTATAAAGCCATAGTTTATAACCTTGTTAGCTGGTTGGAAAAGCTTGAGTAGGTGGTGTGAAATTTTCTGTATATCTAGCAACATCTTTAGTTAATCTAAACTGGTCAACATACCCATTAAAAGCGGCGTTGTTGTTTGGAACATATCGCCCAAGGTTCATGTTTGTAAAGTTTGCTGTTCCAGAATACGTTCCAGTTCCTAACTGCACACCGTTTACAAAATATCGTAAAGTACTTCCTTCTCGTGTAAGTGCTAGATGACTCCACTGTTGAGAAGGAAATACAGGTACACCATTAATAAATTCAGTACCGTTTATCCGAATTCCTTGAGTAGGTGCAGGATAAATATAAGTTTTCGCTGCGTTTGAAAAAAGAACATAACTAAAACCAGTGCCGCTAGCTGGAACTCCTTGACAATAAAACCACGCCTCAAGTGTGAAATCTGCTGGAAATGAACTATCTGTATCAACAGCACCAATAGCTTTGCTGGTATATAAATCAATAGAAGATGACCCAAATATTGCTTGAGCCGTTGAATGTGTTGGCGCTCCCTTTGTAGTATTTACTGTATGTCCATAACTACTGTAGTCAACAAAATTTGTTGAACCATCAGGCTCATTGTTAGACTGTATTAGTAAAGTAACATTATCCCAATAAGTATCGCTAGCGCCCTCTGTTTCGCCTATTGCCTTTTTAGTAGGACCATACATTCCGTTTAGGCTAGTAAATTGCATATTAATACATCTCTGTAATAAACATACTACCATCAGTGCCATCAGAAATAACAGCAACCTGATCACCGGCATAAACGTGAAGAAACTCTAAAGAGTTTGCAGGAAGAAAAATTGATTGGTTAGTAGCAGTAGCACTGTCAAGAGTGTAGTAACAAGCTACAGTAGAAACAATACGAATAACGCGACAATCTGCAGGAACTGCTGTTGATTGTGCTGAAGTGACAGTAACGGAAACTACTTGATTAGTAGCAGGACGCATTACTTGAATAGGTTTGGAGTTAGCGTCAATAGCAAGTTTAGACATAATGTTTTCCTATGAAAATAGAAAGGCGCGTAGCCGAAAGTATAAAAGCCCCTCCGAAGAGGGGCGATAGAGATTAGCCTTGTACAGCTAGTACGAAGCCAGTTTCAGGACGTAGTACCTGAGTACCGTACAGACGGTCAGCAGTGTACAGAGTGCCGAGGAACTCTTGCTTGTACTGAGTCTGAGAGCGAACGCCCTGCTGCTCAGCCATGACCATAGTGTCTTTGTGACCAAGGATAGCTGCGCGTACACCTGCTTCTGGAGTTGGGCAGTTGCTGGTTACGTATACGTCAATGCCGTACAGGTTACCAATCTTACCATTAACAACACCACGACCATCTACAAAGTCTGAAGACACGTAGCGATCAATGCCCATGATTGCATTACGCAATGAAGGAGGAATAACGAAGAAACGTCCGTCCATCGGAGCGTCTGCATCATCCATCTTCTGGATCAAAGCACGGAAAGCACCATCAGTAAATGCGTTAACATCAGCAGTACCGTCAATGTCATAGGCTTCCAAAGCACCACCAGCAGTGATCTGGAATGCTGCGTTGTGCGCCCATGAAGAACCGTTACCATCACCGAAAGACTTACCAAGACCAAACAGATCATCATCAACCTGCTTAGCAAGGGCGTAACCAGCGTCACCTGTGTAGAACTGACGCAGAGACGCAAGAGCCTGTGCTTCAGTGATGTCTTCGATAAGACGTGAGTATTCGAAGTGCTTGTTGATCGTTACAATAACTTCAGTCTCAACTGCATTCTGAACAGTTACTGCTTGGTTTTCTACCTTAGCATTCGCTGAACCACGAGTGGGCTTAGGAATGTGGATGGTGTCGCCTTTCTTACCAGCCATTGACATTTTCTTGACAAGGTTAGCAAGTACAAGGTTTTTCTCATATGCGGCAATAACCTCATCACTCCAGATCTCTGGAATAAAAGTTGCCGCTGAAGTGTTATCTACAAAACCACCTGTAGCTGGATAAGTTGAAGTAGCCATTAGTTTCTCCTAAATGTTAGCTATTTGACCCTCCCTTCTTGATACGCCTTCATGATCTCATCAGATAGGCTTTGGTATCGGTCAGGGTCAGTTTTCATAAGTTTAATAATGTCTGCCCTTCGATAAATCTTACGTGACTGTGAGTCAGGATTGCCGCGAGCGTTGCCAGTGTTAGCTGACTTCACTGCTTCTTTCCTTCCTGCCTTCTCTGCCTGTGCGGTCTGCTTGACAGTAGTTTGACGTTCCTTCCACAGACTGAGTAGTTCGTCAGCGGCTTCATAGTCATACTGCTGGTCAGCTTGTACAAACAATTGAGTCCTAATCTTAGAGCCTTGTATCCAATCTGCAAACCGATTGTCCTGTAGGATCTGTTGCATGTCTGGATGTTTAGACTGAAGCTGATTCAAAGCCGTAGCTTTCTTGTACTGTTGAGTGTACTGTTCAGCTTCTTTAATCTTAGGATGATTCTCAATCGCTTTGTTTATGGCCTTGTCAGGGTCAGTAAAGTAGTCGTAATCATCATCTTGGGATTGTTCTGGTGCTTGTTGTTGCGAGAGTTGTGTCTGAATGTAACTGTCAACAACCTTTCTTAATTCACCCACTTCACTGCTTTGACGACCTAAAAGCTTTTCAGCCTCTTGGTGCATCCTCGCTAGTTCTGCGGCAGACTTACCACGATACTTGTCAGGTAAATCATCCTCAGTTTGCTGAGTTACCTCGTATTGAGGCTCTTGTTCAAACTGCTCTTCTTGTGTATCAAGTTCAGTTGTATCTACGTTATCCTCTTCAGGACGCTCATCTATTAGCTTTGCCGCCATTATTAAACTCCGTGCTTTAGCATTATGGAGGTTGGTAGTATGTAGAAGGGCTCTAAGAGTTTGCCTTCTGTTCTTGTTTGATCTTCCTCTCGCGATCTCTAGCCCACTTCATAGTAGCTCCTGCGAAGTCACCACTAATGGGGTCTAGTACAGACCGGATTGGAGAGATCACTCTCTTAGCGTCTTTACCGCACTCGCACCTAATAAGTTCGATATCGTCGCTAACAAAGTATTCTTTCACATGTCCATCAGGACACTTAAAATCCCTAATCTTCAGCATCGTCTAGCTCCGCTTGTTGTTGAGCATGAGCTACCTGAGTCTCAAGATTAAGGATGTTATTCATGACTGCAAGTTGTCCTTTGCGAAAGTAAAGGTCTTGTTCGTCTTTGGTTGTTTCTATTGAGTTTACTCCCAAGATTGATTGCTCAAGATCTTTGGTAAGTATTTTCCAACCTTCTGATCTAAACATTTCATTTAGATCTCGGAAGTATTTCTCAGTTTCTGGTGTCATTTTACTGTTTCTCCTATTGACAGGACAGTTAATTTATGTTAATCTTTATTAGAAGTATATTATATCATACTTTTGAATAAAAGTCAAGTTAATTTTTTGTTATTTTTTCACAGGCTTTTTATTAGTCATCTTCTTGCCAGTACGTTTAGCTTCCTTCTTAGCTGCTGCCATACCTGACTTAGTGTATGAGTACTTCTTTCCGTTTACATTAGGCATAATTACTTCCTCTTTTTCTTTGCTGTTTTAGCTGCTTGTTTAAAATCCGAAGCTTTAGGTGCGCCTTTAGACCCTACCTTACGCATCTTTTCTCCAGAGCCTTCTTCGATACGCTTACGTTTAGCGTTAATGTTTGCGTACAGTCCTTGTTTAGCCATTACCATTTCACCTTATCAGCCCAGTACGCGGCACTCATCTTGCCTTTAGCAATGTTTGAGGCATGACGAGCCTTGAAGGACTTCTGTCGTGCTGTGGGTTTCTTGTCACCAGTTACACCTTGCTGTCCAAATCGTATTGTCTTAACTGTGTCACCTTCCTTGGCAACAACTACGTGAGACTTCTTAGGGTGACTAGGCGTCCTCTTCGGTTTGTTGTAACCGCTTACCCCTGCTCGCTCCAGCCTTGGGTCTTTCTTTTTCATTGAATAACTCCTCCAGCTTGGCTAGTCGCTCCAAGAGCTTGCTGTAGCTGCTGTTTATCTCCTCCAGCGCTTTGTTCAGCTGAGCCTGTGATACTACCATTTGCTTGTCCTCCTTTGGGGCGTTGTGCTTTATTGTCTATGTCTTTCTCTTTCAACATCATGTCAGCAATCTTAAGTCTGCGCTCAAACTCTCTATCGTCTGACTCTCCTTGCTGAATGTTGGTCGTTACAGCTCTGAGCTTATCAATCTCAAGCTCTTGTGGGAGCATCTGAGCCTCGACATTGTATTTCTGTGCTCTAGCGCTGTACTCTTGTGCCTGAGCCTGTAGAGTGGCTGTTTGTGCTTGCTGGAAGGCCATCTGAGCTTGCATCTGAGCCTGTTGCATCTGCTGTGCTTCAGGATTAGGTTCAGAAGCTTTCTTCATGGTAGCAATCAGCTCTTCACGGTTAGACAGGTTCATGTTGTCAATGATTGACTGAACCAATACAGGGTACAGTGGGCTGTCTTGTTGCATGGTCTGTAGCAACTGTACAAGCTGAGTGACTTCGTACTCACGAGCAATGATGCCCAGAGAGCTTGTAGCGTTAAACTTGTAGTCCTTGACAGGGTACAGTTCAGGTTCAAACTGCATGTAGCGATAAGCCGCTTTCTCGACAAACGGCAACAGGAAAGACTCTTGGAAGTTGATTAGAGTACGTTTGTGTCTCTTAATGATAGCGCCAAGAGACATACTAATGCCAGCAGCAGTAGCTTCTCCGTTAATGTTACCAGCGATACCAGCTGAATCAACTGCTCCAGTCGCTTGTTGAACCATGCTCTGTAGTGCTTGAGCCTGTGCAAAGGTAATTTGAGACACATTACCAAAGTTAAACGGATTAAGAATTTCTCTAGGATCGCCATTAGTAAGTAGTAATTTTCCTGGTCTTATCTCTGGTTTAGTACCTCTAGGAATGCGTGTAGCGTCCATAGCCATCATAGGATGCACTGTGAGCGCCAGAGCGTCTATACGAGCACGAATCTCTGCATCAAGAGCCTTCTGGCTGTTGTAACCTTTCTCGCACACACCACGTCCCCAGAAGCGCGAGGGGACTACATCCCAAGGGAAGGCAACAACAGGGCGGTCTTGCATCATGTAAGGTGAAGCTTCTGCTTTGAGTAACTGACCTTCGTTAGCAATAACAACGATAGCTTCTACGTAGTAGCTGTCTTCGTTCTCTGGATCTCCTAGATCCTCATACTCTTCTGACTTCTCAAGCAAGTGTCGTGGAACAAGACCATAATACTTTGTCAAGCGGATCTTGTCGTCTTGATACAGAGTAAGATCCTGATCTGGTTCAATGTCGAAGTCTTCTGAAGCGTTACCAAGGTACATCTTCTTGTAGATGCCTTGTTCTTGTAGTTGCTCGACAACGTGACGTGACACAAACTCATCAATAGCAACACCAAGGGCTTCATCTACTGAGGTGGCAATGGGGTCGATGAGGAAGTTCTGAGGCATGACAGGACGTAGCTTAACTACAACACGCTCACGGATGTTGACACCTACGGCTGTAAGGTCTCCTTCCATGATGGGCTGTGTAGCAGGAGCCATTTCCTTTTCTTCTGAAATAACAACCTCAGCTACACCAGTACCAAAGACAGCCGCGTTTATGAGGCACTCTGCTACAGCCTTACGAATCTTGGTCTTACCAAAGTCCTCGTGCAGTTGGTTGCGTAGGTACATGATGTCTGACGCATCAGGGTCGTTGCGGTCGTCTGCAATGTCAAACCACTTACCACGACCAAAGGTAGCTTCTTCTAGCTCTGCTACAGAGGACTCGACAGCTTGCTGTAGGGCAGGTGAGATAATGCGAGAACGCTCTGACTCGCGTGTCTTGTCCTCACTAGCCCATATACCGCGCCATAATCGGTAGTATTCATCGAACTTACCTGAGTAGTTTGCCTCGAAGTGGTCTCTCCACTTGTTGCAATTGTTCATCACCCAGTCTTCGAGGGATTCCTCGATGATGATAGGTGCGTCTTCCATGTCTTCGTATAGCTTCATATTAGAATCCTGCTATTTCATCTAAGTATTCGTAATCGTCATACTCTTCCCAGTTACCTGCATAAGCCACTTTAGCTAACTGGTCAATGTAGGCAAGAGCATCCACTAAGTCATCGTGCGTTAAAGCATCAGGGAACTGAAACAATTCGTCTAGAAAGCGACTGTTCCATTCCCCTTTCTTTAAGGTGATAAGACCATGTTCAAATCGGCCCTGTAGAGCCCACATGATCCTGTCAGTTTTCTTCTGATTGCCGTGGGTAAGCTCTTCAACACGGAAGAAGAAGCCTTTACGCTTCATCATGTCCATCAAGGGAGACATTACCGCTTGTTTAGCAATGCCTCTTTCAATTCCAACACTGATTGGTTTGTAGTCTTTAACCACTTCGAAAATCTTTCGAGCAGTCTCTTCAAGAGTCCACCTACCGTAGATGATATTCTCGACAAACCAGCCAGACTCTCCGACTTTAACCACAGCCATCGCTGTATTGTCCAGTCTTGAATTCTTTGAGCGTTTTTTGCTAACGTCTTGAAACCCTGCCAAGTCAATAGCGACATAGTAATCTCCTTCTACTGTGCTGTCTTCTGCGACAGTAACCCACTCTTCTTTAAACATCTCAGAGCCTTTCGCCTCGAACGAAGCCATAAACTCTTGACGGAACGCATAACTCGACATTGACTTTTTGGCAACGTCAATTTCCGCTGGGTCGAGTAATGGGTTGTCGTAAGACGTAAAGTGCCAACTCCTGTAAGTGTCATCTCCTGATAGCTCTCCATATTTGTATAGTTCATAAAAATGGTTACGCCCCATAGGAGTACCAATGAACAATGCAGAGCCTTTTTGGTCAGCTAAGGCAGGTCTTAAGATCTGCTCCCACACTTCTGGTTTGATGTCAGCATATTCATCCAACACTAAGTATTTAAGAGACACACCACGCATAGTTTCTGGTCTGTCTCCCCCTTTTAATGATATCGTAGCTCCATTAATCAGTTTGATCTGTAGGTTGTTTATGTGCGACCCAGCTATGACAGGATGCCCTAGCTCCAACAAAGTCTGCCACATAATGTCTCTGGCCTGTCCTTGTGTTGGCGCAACGTAAAACACATGCCCTCGGTCAGTCTGTAGGGCATTTATAATAAGAAGCCAAGCCGCCAAGCGTGACTTCCCTGTCCTTCGTCCTGCGGCAACAATCTTGAAGCGTGTATCGTCTTCCCACACCTCTTGTTGCCACGGTAACAAAGAAATATTTAAATCTGTCATAGAACTATGTTACTTGCCGGAGAGGGGTATAGTTCGTATGATATTATGACTGTAGCATCGGCAGAGGAGCATTGTACATCAATGGTCTCATTATCTGTCATGATAAGAAACTTACCTTCACCACCACCAAACTCGACAAGGTCTCCAGCGGACATGTTCTTGCTGTGTAGGAAGGAATAATCACTACCATCAGACCAACGTGCATCAACCGTGACAGAGCCTGTAGCGGCTACAAGGAAATAGGTTACTTTACAGTGGTAGCCATCAGGTACAGTTATAACACTAACGTAAGTGTTGTTGTCTGCTACGTCTGGGACGTACCCTTTAGAGCCTAGTGTTGTATTCATCAATAAGTCCACATGACAGGTTCTTCAGTGTTGCGTAGGTCAACATGCACAAAGTCATTAGCAACACCGATACCTTTAAAGCCTAGCTCAATTGCCTTCTCAACAACCAAGTAGCGTTGATATCCATTGACTACAGCGATGTCAGCGGCTATACCCTGTGTGTGTCTACCCTTAGTCAGTTTATGCTTCTCGACAGAGTGTTCAGGAGATCTGTAGCCACTGGTAATGTAGAAAGGAAAACCACACTCTTCTCTTAGTCTGTCAATCATGATGAGGAAGTTGTTTGACATCTTGTTTTGTCCAGTTTCCTTACAATCGAACTCATCAAGTGTAAAGTATTTAAGAGTCAAGCACTTCTCCTTCGATATAATCGTCTTCGTCTTCAGAAGCACTGATGGTTGTAGCGCCTACACCAGTGATGTTAATACTAATACTGTTCTTACCACCTGATTTGATGACATCCTTCTCAAAAGCCGCGACAGGTAATATGCGATCCATGACAAGTTTCCATGCGGCTGAC